GCTCGCGCACTTCAGGTGAGTACTTCGTCAAGGTCTGCTTCCTCATCGCTCCATCCTCTCAAGGGCTGGAGCCTCCGGCAAACCCGGTGCGGTTCACGCCAATCGCGATCCGGTGGTCTGCCCAAGTGCGGCCTGGAGACGATACTGGATCATGCGCCACAACCGCCTCGCCGCGGATTTTGGAAGCGGGGATTTGCAACCTCATTTAAAAAGCAAACGCCCCGGAGCATCCCTGCTCCGGGGCATCCATCGCAACCAAGCTAATGATGTATGTGCTAGCCGCGCGACCGGCGACGCCGTAAAGCGGCACCGAGGGCCAGCAGACCGGCTCCGAACACGGCCAAAGTCGCGGGCTCCGGCACTTGGAAGGTTACGTTCCCGCCACCGCCTACGAGGTTCACGAAGCTGGTGGGGTTGCCAAGCACGAGCGTCGTGACTGAGTCCGTGGCACTGAAGTTGCCAGTCGCGAGGGTAAGGCCTTCCAAAGGAGACACAAAGAACGGAAGCTCGTCGCCAGTGCAAACTCCACCCTGCCCCGCTGCGGCGCACTCGTTAACGGTCAGCTCAGCGTTTGCCGTCGGCGAGAAGCCACTACCGGTATTGGTGAGCGTGACAATGCCCGTACCTGGGACAAGGCTCCCGTAGGCCAAAACCTCCGTGGTGCCCGCGTTACCGATAGACACGTTGCCATTGGTAACCGTGAACGTCGGCGTGCCCGACGTGCTGCCTATCAGCTGATAGGTGAGGCTGGTGAAGGTTCCATTCGTCGATGTGCCTGCAGTGCCTGGAATGCCAGGGAGGGTGCCGGTCGCAGTGAAGGTCAGATAGAGGCTGTAGGTACTACCCAGACCCGAAGATGCGACGATGTTACCTCCGTGCAGGAATTGGAGGATGTTCAGCGCCCCCACCTCGGTGAACGTACCGGTATTGCTGTTCAGAGGGATCGAGGCGAAATCCGCGACGTTGAAGTTATTCGCGCCCACGATGTTGCCACCATTGAGCGACGTGGTGGCGCTTGAGGGGCTCCAGGTAAAATCAGAGGGCGCGGCACTCGCGCTGCCCGCCAAAGAGAGGAAAAGCGCCACGCCGAAAGCGTTAGCTAAAAGGGAGTTGCGGATACTTGACATTTGGGTTCCCTTTCTCCCCCCGCTGTCGCCGTTTAAGACGCATATCCTGTGCCAAAAACTATCAGATTGAAAACAAATGAGGTTTTCTTGGACAGCGGACGAAGTGTAAAGTTTGTCTAAAGATTGCCCATCATTCGAGGGAAATCATGGCCGCACAGCCTCCGATCGCGGCCGCCGCCGCCATGGTAGGAGTTCGTCGATGCGCATGAATCGGATGGCCGGCGACGGCTGCCCGGGGACGTCGTCGAGGTAGGGTCGAGGTCGTTGAGCTTGCAGGTTTCGATCAGCGAGGCGTGGACCGCCGAGCGGTCACCGCCGCTGTCGGGAGCCGGCGAAGAGCGCGTTCCCTACTCGGGCGCGGTCTTCGTCTTCCGCGCGCGCAGAGCTGACCGCGGGAAGCTGATCGTGTCGGACGGTACCGGCCTGTGCCTGTTCGCCAAGCGGCTCGAGCAGGCCGGTTCCGCTGGCCCAAGGTCGTGGGCGGGACGGTACGGCTGACGCCGGCGCAGCTTGCGGCTTGATCGAAGCGTCGACCGGTGGCGCGCGCGCCGAAGCCCGCCGCAGCGCACGCCAGCAGCGCGCAAAGCTGATCGTCGATAGCCTCCAGGCCTTGGCTCGACGCACAGCTCGCGAAATCGCCGAGACGATTCGCTACGCCCTCACGCGCTGGACTACCTTGGCGCTCCTCACGCCGTCAATCGGGAGCGGCACGCAGAGGCGCGCTCGAAGCGCTCGCCAACCAGTGGACGCGAACGACTTCCGTCAAACGCAAGCGCACCACCTGATCGACGGCTCTCGCCGGAGGGGCACCACCTTGATACCCGCCTTCAAGTTCAACGCGTGCGCCGCCCGGCAATGCGACCACCGCCGTCGCGTAGCTTGGCCGGCGATGCGGCGCGGTTAAATTTTTTGGTTTGACCAGCGCCGCCCTTAGCTAGCCTTAGAACCAAGTACGGACGAAGACGTCCGCGGTTTCCCTACAGGATCCCCCGAGCCTGGGGTGTCCGACCGGGGACAATTCACACCCAAGGATGGGACTACCTTGCGAGGTATCCCATGCCCGGAAAGTTGCCCGCGCCCCCGCCACTGCGGGACGTCCCCCTGCTGCCTATCGCCGACCTGCAGCCCTATTCACGCAATGCGCGCACGCACAGCGCTAAGCAACTACGGCAGATCGCCAATAGCATCGAGCAGTTCGGATTCACCAATCCGGTCCTGATCGACCGTGATGGAGGCATCATCGCCGGTCACGGCCGGGTCGAGGCGGCGCGCCTACTGGGGTGGAGCGAGGTACCCACGATCCGCCTCAGCCACCTCTCGCCGGCCCAAAAGCGAGCGTATGTGATCGCCGACAACCGCATCGCGCAGCTCGCGGGCTGGGACGAGCAGATCCTGGCGATCGAGTTGCAGGACCTGGCAAAGATTGACATCGAACTTGACGTTGCGATAACGGGCTTCGCTACGGTCGAAATCGACGGCCTAGTCGAAAAGACCCAGTCGCGTTGCGATGAGTCTGCCGACGAGGCGGAGCCATTGTCCGACGATGTCGCACCGGTCAGCCAGAAGGGCGACCTATGGCTGCTCGGCCGCCATCGCTTGCTCTGCGGCAATGCCTTGATGGCGAGCGCCTACCGGGCGCTCCTCGACGGCGAAGCGGCCCAGCTCGTATTCACGGATCCCCCCTACAACGTGCCGATCGTCGGCAACGTGGGTGGATTGGGTCGCGTGAAGCACCGGGACTTTGTCATGGCCTCAGGCGAGATGACGCCAGCTCAGTTCCTCAACTTCCTCATCCAGACGTTCGGGCTACTCGCGCATCACAGTAACGACGGGGCCATAAATTTCATCTGCATGGATTGGCGGCATATGAGTGACGTTCTCAATGCCGGACAGAGGACCTACCACGAGCTGAAAAATCTGGTGGTATGGAACAAGGATAACGCCGGCATGGGCTCGTTCTACCGCTCCAAACACGAGTTCATCGCCGTGTACAAGGTCGGCACGGCCAAGCACATCAGCAATTTCGAGCTGGGGCAGTACGGCCGCTACCGCACCAACGTGTAGGACTACCCGGGGATCAACACCTTAAAGGCGGCGCGCGAGGTGGAGCTGGCCATGCACCCGACCGTTAAGCCGGTGGCACTCGTGGCGGATGCGATCCAGGACTGTTCGCATCGCCGCGGCATCGTGCTCGACGCGTTCGCCGGCAGCCGGACCACGATCATCGCGGCGGAGAAGACGGGTCGCGTCGCCCGTGCCTTGGAGCTCGACCCCAAGTACGTCGACGTCGCGGTCAGGCGGTGGGAACAGACGACGGGCGAGAAGGCGATCCACTCGCGTTCAGGAAAGACGTTCGAAAATTACGCCGCGCTCGCGATGGAGGGCGGGACGGCCCGCGACCGGCACGAGTGTAAGCGGCGCGTTGCTCGGCATCGCGCAACTTGCCGGAAGGGGGACTGACCGTGACCTACGAGATTGGCTACCGCAAGCCTCCGAAGGCAACTCGGTTCGCAAAAGGCAAGTCTGGCAATCCAAAAGGCAGGCCCAAGGGCTCGCATAAGCTCGAGACGCAGTTGCGCGCCGAGCTGCAGCGCAAGATCACGGTCACCGAGGGAGGCCGGCGCCGTACCATGACGCGGCAGCAGGCGCTGATCGCGCGCACGTTGTCGGCGGCCTTGCAAGGAGACCAGAAAGCAGCCGCCTTGATGCTGCGGCTGATGCTTGACGTCGAACGCCACGCTCCACCTGAACCTGTCGAGCTTCCTATTCGCGAGAGTGACAGGCAGATTCTTGCGCGCTTCGTAGCCCGCACGACATCCACCGAGGAGGATGTGTAATGAGCAACTCTTACGAGATGGAGTCAGAAAGGCTGAAAGACGCGTTGGAGGATGATCTGACGGCGTTCGTCGAGAAGGTGTTCACGACCATCAACCCCGGCACTCCCTATCGCGATAACTGGCACATCGGTGTGATGACTACAGCCCTCCAAAAGGTGATGCGGGGAGACATTCGGCGATTGATCATCAACGTGCCGCCTCGCCACCTGAAATCCACGGTGACGACGATTGCATTTCCTGCCTGGGTGCTCGGCCACTACCCGCACAAGCGTATCATCGCCGCTAGCTACGGGTCTGATCTCGCCATCGCCCACGCTCAAGCGACACGCACGGTCATGCAGGCCGACTGGTACAAGGCGGTTTTTCCAGCGGTAAGCTTGATCGGCAAGCTTACGCAGGAAGAGCTGCACACGAGTCAGCATGGAGGTCGATTCGCAACCTCGGTCGGCGGCCCCATCACGGGCTTCGGGGGCGACATCATCATTGTTGATGATCCGATTAAGCCCGGCGAAGCGGCGTCAGAAGCAGAGCGCAAGAAGGCCAACGATTGGTTCGATTCCTCGGTGTTGACCCGCCTCGACGATCCACAGACCGGCGCCATCATCATCGTGATGCAGCGCCTGCACGAGGACGACCTTACAGGCCACCTGCTCGCCAAGGGCGGTTGGGAGCACATCTGCATCCCCGCCGAGGCGTCGCAGGACCTGTTCTACGATTTCGCGGGCAGGAAGATTCGCTTTCGCGCAGGGAACATACTCAACCCCAAGCGCATCTCGCGCGACAACTTGGTCGAGCTTCGGCGCAACATGGGCAGCTTCGCGTACTCGGCGCAATACCTACAGGAGCCGGTGCCGGCCGACGGCAATGTCTTCCACTGGAGCTGGCTTCGCTTTTTCGATCTCAGCGAAATCGACTTGGCACATACGCCTTATGTCTTTCAGGCGTGGGACGTCGCAACTACCGCAAGCTCCAGGGTCGACTTCTCAGTCTGCACGACCTGGGCCGTATTTGAGGAGGACGCCTGTGCCTGATCGACGTTCTTCGGCTCCAGCTGGAGCTGCCGGAGCTGGCGCGCTGCGCGGCGAAGCACTTTGATCGGTTCAACCCCGACCTAGCTCTCGTCGAAGCGACCGGCGTGGGGATTGGCTTCTGGCAGACCCTCCGGCAGATGCGGGGCGAACGCATCGTCAACGCCAAGACAACTATCGATAAGCAGACGCGCGCGATGAAAGTGACGCCGCTGATCGAGCGCGGCTGTGTATCGGTTCCGACGTGCGCGCCTTGGCTCGATACGCTGCGGCGCGAGTTCATTGGTTTTCCGGCCAATAAGAACGATGACCAAGTGGACAGCATCGTGCTGTTTCTGGAGCGCTCGCAGGCGATGATCGGCATAACAAATCACATCGGTCGCGTCCGTACCGGTGCGCCCCGAATTGAGGCCTACAGCGGTCCCGTCTTAACGGTCCGGGGCATTGGGCCGGGCCGCCTCAAGCCGTTCAGCCAATTCGACCACGCCGTCCGTGAACATTTTCGCGGATGGTGAGTGAGGGCTCCCACCTTCCGCAGCATCCGCAGCATGTCTGATGTTGTAGTCCCAAAGGACGACGGGTGGGGAGCGCGCGGCGCGCGAACGGGCGTGGGCCGCATCACGCGGCTATTCCAATCACCTCCGCTAGGGTCCGCGAAACCTACGGAGCCCGCCGATCATGGGATGCTCAGAACCGGCCGATCTACGCCAGGAAAGGACAACAATTCGGCTCGCGATCCGCCCGCAACAGAGCGATGTGTGCCCATGAGCGGTCACGATCATGCGCGAAAAACGACCACAGAACACAACCAGCGCGGTTAGCCCTGCCGCGCTGCACAATATGCCGAAGGGCGCCCTTATCGCGATAGGTGGCGCGTCCGCCCGGCCCCAATACAATCATGTCGCGGGCGATGCCCACCGGATCGGCACCTTCTCCGGAACGCTGTTCTCCGCGACAGCACGCGATCGGCGGCCGTTCCGCACTTGCGATGATCAAGACCGCTCGGCGGGGCTTTGCCCGGGTTGCTGGAGAGCCGACCTGACCGCGCTCCCCAAGCTGCCCAAGGGCACGCATGCGTCGGGCCACGACGCGGAGACCATAGCCTTCCTGCGCTGGCTGCGCGATCGCGGCGCGCCGATGACGAAGGCCGACCTGGGCTGGGACCATACCTACTGGTTTGCCCTCGAGGGCTGCGTGATGAACACGTCGCCTGCGCCGATGGCCAGCCCATCGCGCGCGCCCGGGCGTCCGTGGTGTTTGTCCCTGGCCCAGCCGGTCTCGAAGTCTTGGCGCGCGCGGACGCAGCCGAGCGCGCGCTGGAGGAGGCGGAGTGATCCGCCGTGCGCTCCAGCGCGCCCTGGCGCGGCTTGAACGCTGGCGGCGCAGACGCGCCCTGCGCCGCCTCACCGCCACCCCGAACGGCCAGGCGACCGCTGCACCGGCCCAGTACCTAAACAGGGAGCACCATGATGGAACTCGCCAAGGCCACGATGATCGACGACCCCGTGGAACCACCAACCCGGCCGGAGGATCAACCCGACGCGCCAGGTCCTGGCACGCCGCCCTTGGCTGCCATCACGCCCATGCAGATGCTGCAGATCGCCGTCGAGCGCGGCGCCGATATATCTGTGCTGGAGAAGCTGATGGTGCTCCAAGAGCGCTGGGAGGCGAATGAGGCGCGCAAGGCGTTCGTCGCGGCGCTGTCCGCGTTCAAGGCCGACCCACCGACCATCATCAAGAACAAGCACGTGGCCTCGCGGCGCGAGGGCACCGACTACTATCACGCCACCCTGGACCAGGTCGCCGGTGCCATCGGCGCCGCGCTGAGTACCCACGGCCTCTCCCACCGGTGGGAGGTGGAGCAAGACGATGGCCGGATGGTCCGCGTCACCTGCGTCCTCCAGCATGTCCTCGGCCACTGCGAGCGGGTCACGCTCCAAGCCGGCCCCGACCAGTCCGGCAACAAGAACCCCATCCAGGCCGTCGGCTCGACGGTGACCTATCTCGAGCGCTACACGCTGCTCGCGAGCACCGGCCTAGCGGCCAAGGACCAGGACGACGATGCCGAAACCGGGTGCGCCGGGGCGATGATCTCCGCTCAGGAGACGCAGCGGCTCGCCGACATGCTGCGCGAGACCGGCTCCGACGAGCGGCGCTTCCTCGCCTACTTCAACATCGCCGGCTTGGGGGACCTGCCGCTCGCCCGCTTCGCCGAGGCGGTGATGCTGCTCGAGCAGCGGCGCCGGACGGGTTACAAGGGTTCAGCGGCCGATCCGGCCGCCGTGCACGGCGAATCGGCTCCCGGCGGGCCGCCCGAACAGCCTCAGTTGCCTGCCTTCGTGCCGATGAAACCACCGCCCAACGCTGCAACCGATAAGGCCTGGCGAACCTTCGGTGCGCGGCTTGTCGCGCAACACGGGGCGATCGCCAAGCCCCAACGTGGGGCCTGGCACGTCGCGCAGGCGCCTGCCTTCGACGCCATCAAGGCGCGCAGTGCGCAGTTGCACAGGTGGGTGATGGGCCAGATCGCGCCGCCGGCCGGTGGAGATGCGGCATGATCCAGGTCTTCCACTGCCTGCAGGGTAGCGAGGAGTGGTTCCGCTGCCGGCTCGGCATCCCAACCGCCTCCGAGTTCAAGAGCATCCTCGCGAGGGGCGAGGGCAGGACGCGTCGAACCTACATGCTCAAGCTGGCCGGCGAACGTCTCACCGGCGAGCCTGCTGAGGCCTTCACCAATGCGCACACGGAACGTGGCCGGGTTCTTGAGGGGGAGGCCCGCCATCTCTACGCGTTTCTTCATGACGTCGAGCTCCAGGATGCCGGCTTCGTGCGGAACGGCGACATTGGTTGCAGCCCCGATAGCCTGATCGGCGACGCTGGCGTGCTTGAGATCAAGACCAAGCTGCCGCATCTGCAGATCGAGCTCCTGGTGGCCGATGAGTTGCCGCCTGAGCATAAGGCGCAGGTTCAGGGACACCTTCTGGTGTGCGAGCGCGAGTTCGTTGATTTCGCGTCCTATTGGCCGAAGATCCCCCTGTTCAAAAAGCGCATCGGTCGCGACGAGCCCTACCTCCGGATGCTCAAGTCCGAGATCAACCGCTTCAACGACGAGCTTGACGCGCTCACCGAGAAGCTGGTGCGCGCCGGGGCAACGAGGGTTGCCGCATGACTAGCAGCCCGCCGATCCCCATGCGCTGGACGGGCGAGCACTTCGTCCCTGCGGACGTCCATTGGGCGCGGAAGGCGAACGACTGCTTCACCGTCGGTGCCATATACCCGCTCGAGGCCCGAGAGGACCGCTCTTCGGTGTCGCACCGCCATTATTTCGCGGCCGTGCACCAAGCCTGGGAGAACCTGCCGCTAGAGACGCTCGAGCGCTGGCCGACCCCGGAGCATCTGCGCCGCTGGGCTTTGATAAAGTGCGGCTATGCCAACGAGCGATCGATCGTCTGCGCGTCGGCGGAGGAGGCCCGCAGCGTGGCGGCTTTCATCGGCCCCTTCGA